CGCGCGATGCCGAAGCGGGCGACACTATGGGGGGGGAAGGCGTGGGCATTGCGCTGGTGGAAGCGGGCGGCGCGGTGGCGGCGGGCGCGAAAGTGGCATCCGATGCCAACGGCTGCGCGGTGGCGGGCGAGACCCAAGCCGCAGGCTATGCCGTAACTGCTGCCGCTGCGGCGGGCGATGTGATTGCCGTATTGCTGAAAGGTTAAGCCATGACGAAATTTTATTTGGCGAACACGCCGCTGATTTTGACCGATGACAACGGCACGGATTACCGCGTGGAGCGCGGCGAAGTGGCAGAGTTGAGCGACGCGCAGTATGAGCAGGTTGCCGCGCACGTTACGCCTGTCGGCACGCCCGAGCTGATGCAGCCTGAACCGCAGCCTGAAAACGAAGCGGCGGCAAATACAGACAGCGACCCTGCGCCGCAGCCTGAAAAAGCCAAGCGCGGCAAGGGCGACAAAGCCGAGTAAGCCGCCATGTATATCAACGCCGATGATTTAGCCCGCGCCATGAGCAAAGCCGAGCTGACGCAGCTGACCAATGACGACCCGCGCGCCACCGAGCCGAACGATGATGTGGTGCAAACCGCCATTGCCTACGCCTGCGATTTGGCAGACGGCTATTTGAGCGGGCGTTATCCGCTGCCGCTGGCGAGCGTGCCGACCATTCTGCCGCCGCTGTGCATCAACATCGCGCGCCACTTTTTGCATTCGCGGCGGATTAACCGCGCCGATTTTCCCAAAACGCTGGAAACCGCGTATCAGGCTACGCTCAAAACGCTGGAACAAATCCGCGACGGCAAAATCCATCTCGGCATTGATACCGCCGACAAACCCCGCCAGCCCGAGCGCGGCGCGTATCACGTCCGCGCGGCGGCAAAGCATGATTGGAGCGGCTACTGATGTCTGCCACCCAGCCGATTATTGATGCGCTGCGCGACCATGTGCAGCACGCGATTCCGTGGGTGCAGGTGGACGAGTTCCCCGAGCGCCCTGCCGATTATCAGTTTATCCACCCAACAGGCGCGGTGCTGGTGGCGTATCAAAGCAGCCAGTTTAAGCGCATTGAAGGCTTGGGGCATATCGCCCAGCAGCGCGACATCACGCTGCAATTAACCGTGATTGGCGCAAGCCTGCACGGCGAAAGCGGCGCGTTGGCGATTTTGGATGCGGTGCGCCTTGCCGTGGTCGGCTTTGCCCCGCCCAACTGCCTGCCCTGCCATTTAATCCGCGAGCAGTTTTTAAGCGAGACGGCGGGCGCATGGCAATACGCGCTCACGGTGCAAACCGAAACCCAGCAGGTAGAGCTGCGGCAGCCTGAAAACCTGACCACCCTTGTGCGCACACTGCACCGCCAGCGCGGCGCGCCGCTTGACCCCCAGTTAAAACCCAAACAGCCATAGGAGACACCACATGGCAGCAGCATTCCACCACGGTTCAGAAACCATCCGCATTGACGGCGGCTCATCCCCCGTTTACACCGTTGACGGCGCGATTACCGCCATCATCGGCACCGCTCCCACGGGTGCGGTCAACGAACTGACCCTGTGCCAGACCGGCAAAGACTTTGCCAAGTTTGGCACGCTTACAGGCAGGGGCTTTACCATCCCCGATGCCGCCCATATTTGGACGCGCTACCAATCGGGCATCGCCTATGTGGTCAACGTGTGCGACCCCGCCAAACACAAATCCAGCGTAACAGGCGAAGCCTTAACCATAGACCCCGACACGCTCATTGCCCGCACCGCGCACGGCGCAATCCAAGCAGGCAGCTACACGCTCAACGGCAACGGCGGCGCGTTGGTGGAAGGGCGCGATTATGTGGTAAACGATTTGATTATTGGCGAAATCCAATTCAAAACCCTGCCCACCACGCCCACCGCCGATTACAGCTACACCGACCCCGCCAAAGTAACCGAAGCCGACATCATCGGCGGCTACGTTGCCGCAACAGGCAAGCGCACGGGCATGGAGCTGGTGAAAGAAGGTTTTAACCGCTTCGGCGCAGATGCCAAAATCATCATCGCACCCGAGTTTGACCGCACCGCCACCTGCACCGCCGCGCTGATTACGCTGGCGGACAACCTGAACGCCATTGCTTATGTGGACGCGCCGCGCGGCACCACATTGAGCCAAGCGATTACAGGGCGCGGCAACTTGGGCAGCATCAACTTCAACACATCCAGCGACCGCGTTCAGCTCTTTTTCCCACACGTTGTCGGGCTGCTCGGCGTAGAAAGCCTAGCCACCCACGCCGCAGGCTTGCGTATGAAAACCGATGTGGAACACGGCTACTGGTTCAGCATTTCCAACCGCGAGCTATCGGGCGTAACAGGCTTGGAAATCGGCTTAACCGCGCGCGTGGACGACCCACAATCCGAAACCAACCGCCTGAACGAAAAAGGCATCACCACCGTGTTCAACAGCTACGGCACGGGCTACCGCTTATGGGGCAACCGCTTGGCGTGCTTCCCCAGCGTGTCGCACATCAAAAACTTTGAAACCGCGCAGCGCACAGGCGATGTGATTGACGAGAGCCTGCGCCGCTTTGACCTGCAATACATGGATTTGCCGATAGACGAAGCCTTGTTGGACACACTGCTGGCGGGCTACCGCACCTATTTTGGCACGCTGCGCTCTATTGTCGGCTTCACGGTCAATTTGGATTACGACTACGATTTGGTGGACGCATTTTCCAAAGGGCAAGTGCCGATTGTGTACGAATACACGCCCAAGCTGCCGATGGAGCGCGCCACCAATACCAGCGTGATGACGCGCAAATACTTGGCGAACTTGGTGTCCAGCAGCTAATCCGCCAATCACTAAAAGGAAATCAACATGAGCGAAATCAACGCCATTTACAACGCCAACGTGTATCTCAACGGCACAAACCTAATGGGGCAAGCCGCCGAGTTTAAAATGCCTGAAATTGAAATCAGCCAAGATGAACACAAAGGCTTGGGCATGGTCGGCACAATTAAGCTGCCCAGCGGCGTGGAAGCCTTGGAGGGCGAGATTACTTGGAACAGCATTTATCCTGCCGTTGCCGAGAAAGCCTACCACCCGTTTAAAGCCGCCACGCTGATGGTGCGCGGCAACCTGCAAACCTTTAACGCGCAGGGGCTGAAAGAGGAAGTGCCTGTGGTGGTAACGGCTACCGTGATGTTCAGCAAAAACGCGGTGGGCACATTTAAGCCCAAGGAGAAATCCGAACACCCGACCACCTTCCAAGCGCACGAAATCCGCGTGGTGATTGCGGGGCGCGAGACCTTGTATTACAACGCGTTTACCAATGTTTACCGCGTCGGCGGCGTGGACGCGTTGAGCCAGTTCCGCAAGAATATTGGCGCGTAACTTTCAGGCTGCTTGAAACAGCAAAACCAATCTTTCCAACAAGGAGAGATTGGTTTTTTTAATGCGCGTTAAAAGCCGTTAAGGCAGCCTGAAACGATAATTTGTCCTGTTTTTAACCTCTTTAAGACAAGGAAACCATCATGGCAACAACCGCAAAACAACTCACCCAAGCCCTAAACGGCGAAACCACGATTGAACTTGCCTACCCCGTGCGCTTGGCAACAGGGCAGTTGCTGGAAAAAGTAACCGTGCGCCGCGCCCGCGTGGGCGATTTGCGCGCGGTGGCGCACATTGCCAGCGAGACCGAGCAGGGCTTGGCGCTGGTATCGCAGATTACGGGCTTAGTCCCCGAAGATTTGGATATGCTGGATTTGCAGGATTTGGAGCGTATCCAAGCCACCTTTCGCCCCCAAGACGAAGGGCAGCCTGAAAACCCAGCAGACGCTTGATGCCACGCTGCTTTCCGCCTGCGCCGATGTGGCGTGGTGGTTTGGGTGGAGCGTGCAGGAGATTTACGAGCTGCCCATCAACGAATTTGCCGACTGGCTAGATGAAGCCAATCGGCAGATTAAGGAGCGGTATCGGAAGGGTTAGTGTTTTTGAGCCATGTGGCGGATAAGCAGCGCAGCTTCTTTGAATAGCCCTGCTGCATCGCGTAGCACATAGTAGCCACCCCATGCTGCGCCTATGGCAACTGCCACCACCGCCAGCGCGCCAAAGGCAAAAGCAAGTACACCAATCAGAGCAAGCATTTTGTTTCTTTCTTTAAAAAATTATTCAGTTTCATAAGGATAAAGCATGGCGGCAGAATTATCAATAGCCATCAAGATTGGCGCGGTATTAGGCGGCACATTGGCGGCTATTGGCTCGGTGCTGGGTGGTACGCGCAATTTAGCCAGCAGCGTGTCTATTTTGCAACGCCAGTATGACGTGTTGGGGCGAGCCATTCGCCGCGCCAGCGCATCGGGCAGCGCGGATTTGGCGCGTTTGCAACGGCAACAAGCCGAGCTGGGACAAACCCTAAACCGCATGAACCGCCGTCATACACAATGGCAAGCCATTCAAACACGTTTGGAGTTGGGGCGAGACGCGCGTGAAAAGCTACGCAGCGAAGCCATGAGCGTGATAGCGGGGGTGGGCGCAACTTTGCTGCCCATCAAAGTCGCAATGGACTTTGAAAGCAGCATGGCAGACGTGCGCAAGGTGGTGGATTTTGACATGCCGCAGCAGTTTCAACAGATGCAGCAAGACTTACTGGATATGACCCACCGTATTCCGATGGCAGGCAAAGAATTGGCGGCTATTGCCGCCAGCGGCGGGCAGCTAGGCATTGCACGGCAAGATATTGCAGGATTTACTGAAACGGTTGCCAAGATGTCGGTGGCATTTGATATGTCTGCCGAGCAGGCAGGCGACAGTATGGCGAAGCTGGCGAACGTGTACCAAATCCCCATCGCGCAAATCGGCAAGCTGGGCGATGCCATTAACCATTTATCCAACAGCAGCCCCGCCAAAGCCAGCGATATTGTCACTGCAATGGGGCGCGTGGGCGGCGTGGCGAAGCAGTTTGGTTTAACCGAATTGCAAACGGCTTCGCTGGCGAATGCGTTTATCAGCTTGGGCAAACCGCCCGAAGTGGCAGGCACAGCCATCAATGGCATGCTGACCAAGCTGCAAACGGCGGATAAGCAGGGCGCGAAGTTTCAGGCTGCCTTAAAGGCAATGGGTACATCGGCGCAGGAGCTAAAAAAGAACATCGCGCAAAACGGCGAGCAAGCCCTGCTGGACTTTTTGAAACAGCTCAACAAACTGCCCAAAGCCGACCAAATGGGCACGCTGGTGGATTTGTTTGGCTTGGAATACGCCGATGATGTAGCCGTGCTGGCTGGCAGTATTGAGACTTATCAGAAATCCATCAACGCGCTCAAAGACACAGGCAAGGACGGCAAACCTGCCTTTGAAGGCAGCATGGATAAAGAGTTCGCCGCCCGCAGCGCGACCACGGCGAATAACTGGCAACTGTTTAAAAACCAGCTGGCGCATTTAGCCATCAGCATCGGCTCGGTAATGCTGCCTGCGGTGAATGATTTGCTCAACAGCTTAAAGCCGATGGTGGAGCAGTTTATCCGCTTTGCGCAGGCGCACCCTAATCTGATTAAAAATGTTTACCTCGCCATTGCTGCGTTTGCGGGCTTTAAGGCGGGCAGTCTGGTTGTTCGCTATGGTTTTAGCCTGCTTGGCAGCCTGCTGTTTGGCACGGTAGGCAAAATTTTGTCGTTTAACGCGGCTTTGCTGCGGGTGCGCGGCGCAATGCAGTTGCTGCGCTTTGGACGTGGCATTGCGGCGTTCCGCTTGCTGGGCTTGTCGGCAAGAAGTGCCCACATGGTTTTATCGGCATTCTCCCGCATCGGCGGCGCAGTTTCAGGCAGCCTGCGCCTGCTGGGCTCGGGTTTAAGCTGGGTGCTGCGCGGCTTTGCTGCGCTGGGCAGCTATATTCCCATGTTGATGCAGGGCTTTGCCCGCTTGGGCGCATTTTTGCTGGCAAACCCCATCGGCATTGCGCTGGGCTTACTGGCAACGGCGGCTTATCTGCTGTACACGCGCTGGGACGGCGTGGTCGGCGGGGCGAAGCTGCTGTGGCAGGGTTTGTCCAGCACGGTGGGCGCGGTGGCAAATGCGATTACAGGCTTTTTTGCCAACGCGTGGGCAAACGTGCAAAGCGCGTTTAACGGCGGCTTGTCGGGCATCTTGGCATTGATTGCCAACTGGTCGCCGCTGGGCGTGTTTTATCAGGCGTTTGCCGCTGTGATGAGCTGGTTTGGCGTTACCCTGCCCGCGCAGTTTACAGGCTTCGGCGGTATGCTGATTGACGGCTTGGTCAACGGCATTCAGGCTGCCGCAGGGCGCGTGATGGCGGCGATTCAGAACTTGGCGCAGCGGGCTAAAAACGCCTTTGCCAGCGTGATGGACATCCATTCCCCCAGCCGTGTGTTCCGTGCGTTCGGCGGCTATATCACGCAGGGATTGGCGATTGGCGTAAACCAAGGCGCGCCGCTGCCTGTGAGCCGTGTGGCGCAGTTGGCGGGCAGCCTGAAAAACCGTTTTGCCGAGCGCATGGGCGGCTTTCGCAGCGATTTGTCGGCGCGTTTGTCGGCAGGCGCGGACGGCTTGCGCCAAGCGCGCAGTGAGCAGCAGGCGCAGCAGCAGGGCGCAAACAGCGGCAGCGTGGTGGTGCATTTTGCCCCGACGATTAACGCCCCCAGCGGCAATCGGCAGGAAATTGAAACGGCGTTGCAAATGGGGCTGCGCGAGTTTGAACAATTGTTCCGCCGCATGATGGCGGAGCGCGAGCGGAGAGCGTATTGATGTTTGCACAACTGGGTGATGTAACGTTTGAGCTGCTGGGCAGCTTTGCCAGCTTGGAGGAAACCCACGCGGCGCAATTCGCCCAGCATGATGTGTTGGCGGGGCGGGCGCGCTTGCAGGCGATGGGCAACGCGCTGACCGAGCTGCAGTTTAGCCTAAAACTGCATTGGAAGCTGGGCGATGTGGATGCGGCGTATCACGGGCTAATTGCCGCCAAAGAGGCTCAGCAGGCGGTGAGTTTGGTGTATGGCTCGGGGCGGTTTGTCGGTTGGTTTGTGATTGAGCGGCTATCGGCACGCACCTTGCAAATGGATAAAAACGGGCGCACCGCCGCGCGGGAAATAGATGTAGAACTGAAAGAATTTGTTGGCGATCCAAACAACCCGCTGCCTGCGCCTGCGGTGGTGCAGGGCGAGCAAAACCCGCTGCTGGCGATGCTGCCTGAAAGCGTGCAAACCGCGCTCAACCCAATAGCAGAAAAAATCGGCACGGCGGTCAAAATCTACCACGCGGTGGAAAACGACATCGGCGCGATGCAAAACCTGATTCAGACGGCGCGGGAGATTAAAAACGACCCCGCAGGCGTGCTGAATTTGGTGGGAGATGTGCTGGGCGTGGCGGGCGGCGCGCTTGACCATTTAAACGGGCTGCCTGAAATCGTGCAGAGCTTTGGCGATTTGGCGGGCGCGGCGCAGTTTGCCGCCCAAGCGGCGCAGGCGGCGCAGCAAATGGGCAGCGCGGTGGGCGAGTTTCGCGCGGGGATAGAGAGCGGCAGCGTGGGCGGCTGGGTTGGCGCGGGCGTTGCCTCGCTGGGTGGGGCGGGGGG